ATCAAGCTTGTTGAAGAGTTAGGTGAACTACAAGACAACATCATGGCAGGTACAGACTTCAAAGATGATATAGGCGACATGCTAGTGGTTATGATTAACCTATGTGAACGTAACGCTACAACGCTTGAAGAGTGCCTTGAAGTAGCATACAACGATATTAAACACCGCACTGGTAAAATGGTTGACGGTGTATTTGTTAAGGATTAATTATGAATGAAGATGGTGAATACATAAACGAAGAAGACATGCGAAAGCACTTGGACGAAATCAACGACAAATACGGTAGGAATAAAGAGTGGGAACGATATGTAGCCGCAGCAAACTTAAAAGACGCATTAGAAGACAGAATGGATGTTATTGGACAGAACGGCAACGACGGCTTGCACTACGACCAGAGTGAGTTTCCTGACGAGAAGTGTCCCGACCATTACAACCTACCGATACAGCCTTGGGAGTACATGGAAAGCACGATGGGTAGTGAAGCCTTTATGGGCTATCTACAAGGTAATGTCATCAAGTATGTATCACGCTTCCAAGACAAGGGTGGCATACAAGACATTGACAAGGCTATTCATTACTTGCAGAAAATGAGACAGGTGTTCTAATGACACTAACCATTGAAGAGTTGAAAGACAAACTACAACGCATAGACGAAGTAACCCTGTTAGAAATATTAGAGATTAACAGTGAGCTGCTTGTTGAAGCTTTTGAAGATAGAATAATAGAACAATATGACGCTTTAGCAGGAGATATAGAAGATGACACAAGTTCATGGGATTAACGTAGATTACAATCGTGACACGACGCTAACACCACAGGCGTTGACATTGTTACAAGACTTCTACATGCTAGACAGCGAGAAGAGTCCACAGGAAGCGTATGCTAGAGCAGCAGTAGCCTATAGCGCAGGTGATACAAACCTAGCACAACGCATCTATGACTATGTATCGAAAGGTTGGTTTATGTTTAGCTCACCAATCCTTAGTAATGCACCTCTACCTACCAAAGAACACAAAGCACTACCAATCAGTTGCTTCCTGTCATACGTTGGCGATAGCTTAGAAGGCTTGATAGGACACCATGCAGAAACAGCGTGGTTATCTGTTAAGGGTGGAGGTGTAGGTGGTCATTGGTCTAGTGTACGTGGTGTGACAGAGAAGTCTGTCGGTGTAATGCCAATGCTTAAAGTAACTGACGGACAGATGACAGCTTACAAGCAAGGTAAGACACGCAAAGGTAGCTATGCAGCCTATTTAGACTGTGACCATCCAGACATTGTAGAGTTTGTTAACTTCAAGCTACCTACTGGTGGTGATATTAATCGCAAATGCTTTAACCTGTTCAACGCTGTTAACGTCACAGACGCATTCATGGAAGCAGTTGTTAACGGTGTTCAGTGGCAGTTAAAAGACCCACACACCCGGGAAGTAACAGACACTGTAGAGGCTAGAGAGGTGTGGCAACGCATCTTAGAAGCCCGTTTCAGGACAGGTAGTCCATACATTAACTTCATTGATACAGCTAATGATGCACTACCAAACTTCCAGAAAGAGCTAGGGTTGAAGATTCATGGTTCAAACTTATGCAACGAGATACACTTAGCAACGGACGAAGAACGCACAGCAGTCTGTTGCCTGTCTAGTGTTAATCTTGAGAAGTTTGACGAGTGGAAAGACACAACAATGGTTGCTGACTTAGTGACTTTCTTAGACAATGTATTAACGGAGTTTATTGCACATGCGCCAGAAGAGTTGGACAAAGCACGTTTCTCGGCTTATAGGGAGCGCTCTATTGGGATTGGCGCTATGGGTTTCCATGGCTATTTACAGTCTAAAGGTATTGCGTGGGAGAGTTGGGAAGCAACTTCAGCCAATTACACAATGTTTAAATACATTAAGTCGCAAGCACAAGCCCAAACTTATAAACTGGCTGAAGAGCGTGGGGAATGTCCTGATGGCGATGGCTATGGGGTTCGAAATGCTCATTTACTTGCTATTGCTCCTAACGCTAACTCTAGTATTATATGTGGATGTACAGCATCTATAGAGCCTTTGAAGAGTAACATGTATGTCCACCGTACACGAGCAGGCGCTCATACGATTAAGAACAAGCATCTAGAGAAGGTATTGTACAACCTTAACAAGGACTATGAAGAAACATGGGATAGTATCTTAGCTAACGATGGCTCAGTACAACACCTAGACTTCTTATCAGACCATGACAAGGCTGTGTTTAAGACGGCTTTTGAGCTTGACCAAGCTTGGGTTGTTGAGCATTCAGCCAAACGACAAGAGTTTATATGTCAAGGTCAGAGTGTTAACTTGTTCTTCCCGTCAGGCGCTGACAAGGGCTATGTAAACTCAGTACACTTGAAAGCCTACAAGGAAGGATTGAAAGGGTTGTACTATTTACGAACAACAGCAGGCAAGACAGCGGATAACGTAGGACAGCAGGTTGTACGCAACGCCTTAAAAGACTTTGAAGGGGATGACGACGAGTGCATAAGCTGCCAAGGGTAGTAAGGAATACCATAATAGTGTTAGAGGTGGTCACCTGCCTCTTCATTATTGCAAACGCAATAGCAAACCACGGTTGGGGATTAATAGGATTATGAAAGAATACAATTATATAGAATCAATTAAAGTAACAAAGGTAGCTAACGGTCATGTCATTCAGATTAAGATGGTAGGTATCTCAACTGAACAGACCTTTATATGTGGCAAAGAAGAACATCTAGACGATGCAATAGTCGATGCAATCAGTAGAGTGCTGACAGAGAAGTTATGAAGCAGTATGTAATACAATTCCACAAAGGAACACCGAAAGACTCTTACGTTGTGTTACAGGTCGAATGTGAAGCCTATGCAGACCTACCTGCAACACGCTACAGAGACTTTTTAGAAAAGAACATTGACATTGAGTATGACTTTACCATCTGTACGCAGAAGGTGTATTTAAAAGAACAGGGGTTAATATGAGTTTAGTTGAGAGCAGTAAAGTTTATAAGCCATTCAAGTATCCATGGGCTGTTGAGTATAGTGTACAACACGAACACCTTCACTGGGGAGAATGGGAAGCTAAGTTACAAGACGATGTGATGCAGTGGAAAACAAAACTATCACCACAAGAGAAGAACCACATTACACAGATACTACGCTTGTTCACTCAGTCGGACGTAGCAGTCGGTACAAACTACATAGAACACTACTTACAGAAGTTTAAGAACAACGAGATTAGAAGTATGTTAGCATCATTTGCTAATCGTGAGTTCACACACCAACGTTCTTATGCGCTGTTGAACGACACACTAGGCTTACCTGAAAGCGAGTTCTCAGCCTTTGCAGACGTTGAAGCTATGAAAGACAAGCTAGAGTTTATGGCTAACATAGACACTAACAGCTATGCAGGCTTGGCATTAGCCGTAGCACGTTCAGCGATTAACGAAGGTATGTCATTGTTCTCAGCGTTTGTTATGCTGTTAAACTATACACGCTTTGGTAAGATGCGAGGCATGGGTGAGATTGTTCAGTGGTCTATTCGTGATGAAAGCTTACACTGTGAAGGGATGACCAAGCTGTTTCGTGAGTTCTGTAATGAACATCCACGTATTGTTAACGATGACTTCAAAGCACAGATATACGGCATGGTACGTGAGGCAGTAGCGTTAGAAGACAAAGTTATTGACTTAGCTTATGAGATGGGAGATATAGAAGGTTTGACTTCACAGGAAGTTAAGCAGTACATTCGTTACGTTGCAGACCGTAGGCTTATTCAGCTAGGGTTAAGAGGTAACTACAACATCAAAGAAAACCCACTAGAATGGTTAACACCGTTAATAGCAACAACGTCACATGACAATTTCTTTGAAACGCAAGTTACAGAGTACAATTCAAACGGTCTAGCAGGCGATTGGGGTTGGGGTTAATGAATAACTATTATATTTACAAGCATGTAAAAGGAGACGAAATAGTTTACATAGGCTTGGGACAGAATGAAAGAGCTTGGTCTAACCACAACAGAGCAAAGGAACATAAAGAGTGGTTAAAAAGTACAGACCCTTTCGAGACTGTACAGGCTATAGAGCGTGGACTTACAGCTGAGCAGGCAGTTATAAAAGAAAGGGAATTAATTTTAAAACATCAACCTAAGTATAATGTAGCATTAAAGACAGGCTCTAAAAGCAATCATGCTAAGTTAGATTATGATGAAGTATTAGCTATTAAAACTCTACTATATCCTTCAGGACTTACTCAGAAGAAGATAGCTGAAATGTTTAATACAAGTCAAGGTTACATATCTAACATAATAACGGGAAGGATATGGTCACATGTCTAAGGGGAAAATATGGCAATAGCAATTAGTTTATTCAATGGGTTTAACATGGGAATAGAACGTACGAAGAACAAACCTATATGGGGGTTGAACAGTGACGGAGAATGGGACATCCTAACCTTCACAGGCTTCATAGTCCATATAGCCTTCTTTCGCTTTAGCTTTGGTAGTTTCTACGAGCTGATAGAGTTAGAAGACTTCGAATAAAACAAAGCCTACATAGACTTAATAGGTCTATGTAGGCTTTTTAGTTTACTTCAGTTCTTTTTTAATTAACTGTAAAGCTTCTTTATTCTGCTTCATAAGCTTAACAGCCTGTTTCTTATCAACACCTAGTTGCGTTAGACGTTTCATGTCATGAAGAGCACCAAACGTATTACCTGCAGCGCCTGATGTTCCCATATCAGCCAAGCCTTTAGCAAACTTACCTTTACTATACCTAGCCATATCCTCAGGCGTGAACGACATAAACTTCTTCATATTCATATTAAACAATATCATTGCCTTTGGTTCATCCTTCAATCTCAATCCAAAGTCTTTAACAACACCATCCAACATATCTATGTTCTGCGCTAACGCAGCGCTAGAAGGCGCATCACTAGATAAGTTTCTAACAGTAGCTCCCATAACAGATGTTAAGTTATCTTCATCCCACTTACGATACTTGCTAAACTTCTTAAAAGGCTCTTCAGCATTTATAATCTTAGCTATGTTATTATTAATATTAGCGTAACGTTGTGATTTAGCCTGTAACTGGTTATTAATAAACTTCCTAGTCTCAGAAACAGACTGCTTAACCTTTGAAGACATGTCTGCACCAGAAACTCCTTCGTCTATGAAGTCGTCCAGTATCTTTTTAAGACTATGTGCCTGTCTTCCTGTTATAGTAGCTGTATCGGTCTGTGCAGTAAGTATGTCATTAATTTGCTTAATCTGTCTACGTGTTTTAGTAGGTAGCTTTTCTAAGCCGTCTAGGTCTAATCCACCTTTTTGATTAAGTACAACATCAAGGTCAAACTTGTTAGCTATCTCTTTAGTTAACGTACCTCTAACACCACCCATGTCAATCTGAACATTAGCAAGTTCATTCTTAACCACGTCATCTAGTTGTTTGCCTAGAGCTTGGCGCTTACCTCGTAAGAAGCTAAGACGCTTAGCAAGGGATTCACCAACTACATCCGTAGCTCTATCTGCCATGGTAGCTATTTGGTTCTTAGAGCCTGTTTCGATTATATCTAGCATCTCACCCATAGCTCGTTTAGTAGAGGGGTTTGCGTTAGTAACAACAGAAACCAAAGGACGAGGTACATCCAAGCTAACAAGCTTAGCGCCTGTGACATCTGCAACAACCCTACCTGTATCAGAT